CGGATCAAGGGCGTTACATTCGGCCTTTGTCAGTGCTGGCAGGGTAATGCGGGGCAGCACGGTCAGCAGTGAGTCAACATCCGACTGGCACAGATCAGCCAGGCGCACGCCGCGCAGGCTTCCGGCATTCGGCTTAATCAGCTCCACGCTTTTGATTTCGGTTTCGCCGCGCATCAGCGGGGTTTCAAACTCAACAACATTCTCTTTCTTTTCCATGATTATTCTCTGTTCACTGTAGTCAGGTAAAGCCAGCGACTTGCGCTGGCGTCAGGGTTTATACCAGGCCGAGGTTTTTACGACGCTGCTCAAGACGGTCAGTGCCGTTGACCTTCTCCACCATGTTAATGGTGTCAATTTCGATCAGCTCTTTGCCGTTAAAGGTCAGCTTGTAATAGGTGTTTTTACTGGTGATTTTGGTTTCGGTATCTTCACCCTGTTTGGCTTCGCCAAAATCAAACGACTGATGCTTACCGCGCACCTCAATCTCTACTGCGATTTCCTCGCCGGTATCGTCGCGCTGATAGGAACCGGTAAAACGCAGGGGAATGTCAGACGCGCCCCATTGCGTGAGAACCAGCTCATCAATACCGCCGATGCTCCATTCAACATCGAGCGCATCATCTTCCAGACCGTTATCGATAAAGGCCGCGCCGCTCATGCCGCCCGCGCGGAACGGGTCGAGCTTGCGCGCCAGCTTCGGCAGGGTCACGGCGGTGACGACGCCCTGATAGCTGTTGGCGTTATTGAAAAGGTTCATGCCCTTCAGTTTGCGTGGTAGTGCCATTTATCCGGCTCCTCAGCTGTTAACGGATGCGGCGAAGTTCGCCAGATAGGTGTCGGTAATACGCTGGCGCAGGGTTAAATCTTCCAGCGGCGGAACCGGCGTATAGTCGTAATCAATAAAGAGCTTGCCCGCCTTCAGGGTGTCTTTATCGTTGGCGCTTTCGTCATACCAGGCAGATGCACCCAGCAGATATCCGGCGTTAACCAGCTCGCGGAATTTCGCATTGATGCCCGCGATAATCTCGCGCACCAGAACCGGCGTAAGCGGCTTATCAACCGCCCACATGTGCGCCTCGGCCATCGTGTCGGCCAGTACCTGCGCCGTGCGGGTGTAGTTCTCAAACTGAAACAGCGGGTCATCACTGCAGGTGCGGTTGCCCCAGAAGCGGAAACCGTCTTTGCGGATCAGCGTCGTAACGTCCGCCTCGTTGAGCAGGTCGGCGTCGGTGCCGGTCTGCTGCAGATCCCAGAAGACGGATGCAGAAATGCCGGTCACGCCGTTGACGCCGACGTTAGACAGGGTTTTATGCCAGCCTGTGTCGTTGTCGATTCTGGCGCGCAGGCCCAGCGCGCGCGCGGTCGCAAACGCGGTATCAGATTTGCTGGTTGTGGTATTCCAGGCGAGAAAGTCCGGCCAGATAACCATGATTTCGCGCTGACTGAAGTTCTGGCGGTAAAGACGGGCTTCGGAAATGGTTTTACATTCCCATGCAGAGACATAGGCAAAGGCGCGCAGCTGCTCCGCAATGCTGGCAAGCGCGGTTGCTACAGGCAGTGAATCCAGCCCCGGCACGCCGAGAATGCGCGGCTTAACATCGAGCTGGGTCTGCGCGGCGAGCAGCGCTTTCATGCCGGTATACTGGCCGTTTTCATCCGTGCCGCCGATGATGTTGGACGTGGTTTCGGCTTCGTCTGCACCTTCAGCCACGCGCACGACGACGGTCACGGGTTTTGACTGGTCAGCAATGGCCTGCAGCGCAGCCGCAAGCGTGCCTTTTTTGCCAGCCTTACCGACAGCGCCCTGCACATTGGTGATAAGTACCGGCGTATTGAGCGGAAAGGTTGCCGCATCCGCATCCTGCGCGGTGCAGACCATGCCCACGATTGCGGTTGATACGGTTGTAATGGTGCGCGTGCCGTCGTTGACTTCGACGACGCGGACACCATGATGATAATCAGACATCTGATGCACTCCGTTTTGAGGGTGTGCTCAGGGTCTCAGGTCAGGTTTGGCAGTGCATCTGATGGGAGTTTGCTGGTCAGCCAGCAGACAGAATTAATAATCTGGCGCGGCCTATCGGCCGGTAAATCGAATTATTCATGTCAAATAAATAAGAACAAAGCCTAATTTTCATCGCTATAATATATTTACTATTTAACGGTCTGGTAATAATTAGAATGACTTGGATTGAGGTTCTAGATTCAGCAGTAAAGATAGGTCTGGGAGCTATTATTAGCGCTGCTGCTGGTTTCCTTATGCTTTTTCGTAATCAGAAGCATGAGCTTACTAAAGATGAAGCATTACATCAGCGCCAGGTCGCTGCAGGTAAGAAGTCTCTGTATGTTGATTTTCTGACAACATCGCATGTATTGGTTCAAAAGTATCGGGATAGCCAATGCAGAGCAGACGGTGAAGATTATTTTTCATATCTCAAGCTTTACCACGAGTTAGAAATCATCGCGGATGATCCGTTAAGAGTGTGCGCCTTTCAGCTTCTTGATGCCGTTAATGTATTTATAGTTTTAAGAAAAGGTGAAATGCAGGATGAAGAGCTTTTCAGGGCGATGAGGGGGGCGGTTGATAGTAAAATTGGTGAGTTTCAGTATTTGGCTAAACAAGACATAAATTCTTCTCAATAGCTTTATCAGTAAAATGCAATAACTTAATTTTTTATTTTAGTTGCTGTCATTTTTGAAGAGCGATAGTTGCTTTCAAAAAAAAGTGTATTTCTTTTATGGCTATGCTCTAACCTAAAAGGGTGTCAGCTTAATTATAAGCTGACACCCTTAATCACTCTGGCTTTACCGGCCATTCGATATCAGGAGCCTTACTGGTATCAATCCGGCTTAGCTCCACCCGGTATCGCTTCCATTCTGCCAGGCGTGTCATCTCCTCATCTGTCGCAATGCTGATATCAGCTGCATCTTGCAGCGGCGCGATTGTCCGGTTTGCCTCATCCATCTCAGCGGCCAGCCTGCTGCGGGCATTCAGCACAGCGTTCTCAGCCTCTGAAACCGGGGCGCTAAATACGCCATCGCTGTACTGATAATCTACATCTGGCTGTTCGGGCAGCGCGGTGATATCCACCCATACCAGCGACGGGTGATAAAGCTTTTCAGGCTTCACATTCAGCGCGACAATTTCCGCGACGCGCTGATTTTCAATTCGGGCATAAGTTTTCATCAGCTGAATTCCTCAATATAAATTACGCCATCCGAGCCGTATCCGCCGATAAAGGGATTGGCGCGGGTAGTGCCGCCACCGCCAGAACCATAGGTTTTTCTTTTACCGGATGATGTCCCCTCTCCACTTCGGAGACCGCCGCCCCAGTAGCTCACACCGCCATCGCCGGAGCCGCCCCTGTAAGGGTTTGTGTTCGTCGAGATAATGCCAGGCGCATCGCTGCCATCACCACCCTGAATATTCAAATCACCACCTACAGCCGTTCCCCCCGCACCGCCTGCATCACCCGATGAAGTGTTCACGCCGTTGCCCGCCGTCAGCAGGCCATTGAATGTGCTGCTCGTTGCGGAAAGGGTTTCATCGCTGCCACGGCCTACCACGCCGGGGTAAGTTTTGGTGTCGTCCACATCCAGCAATGCGATGGCCGTTCCGCCCGCGCCACCACCTGCGCCACGGCTTGTTAAACCGCTGCCCCATCCGAGATAACCGTAGCCTCTGCCGCCGCCACCTGTCAGGATAATCCTGATGCGTTTCGTTCCGGGCGTAGGCTTGTAGTTGATTGCTCCAGGCGTGGTAAAAATCTGACTGCCAATTAAACGCCCGGAAAACTTTTCTGTTAAACCGAGGTTTTTGAGAAGGTCAGCAATCAGCCCGGCGTCTTTGATTTCTGCCAGGGCATTTGCGATCTGCAGGTACTGGCCGTGCGGGTTGTCGGCATCAGTATGCTTTTTCATTACGCTGTCAGCGTATGCCTTCACCTCGATCACCGCGTCATCAACATACCTGCGCGTTGCCAGCACGACTGACGGATCAATTTTCAGCGTCACGGCCGTTGTGCTGTTTACGATTAAAATCATGCGCACGGTCTGCGTGCGCCCGCTGCCTTCGGCCAGTTGGGGCTTGTAGGTTTCCGGGCAGTTAGCAACGGCAATCAGCACGCCGTCAGCGTCATACAGGCCGATTTCGCGGATCCAGAAACCGCCCTCGCTTTCCGGGATAATCTGCTCCGCGATAATCTGGCTGCTGTTGGCTGCGTCAACGGTCAGCGAATTAAGCTGCGCGCGACGCTTCTCGCCGATGAGCTTTGTCTGTGCTGCATCAGGCGTCGGCAGCGTGCCGCCACCGTCGCCGACGCCCATCGAGGCGATGTTTACTTTCGTGCCGAGTGCGGCGGCGTTCGCCAGCTTAGCCGCGCCCTGATTGGTCAGCAGGGCAAAATATTTTGTCGTCATGCGTTCACTTCCGTCAGGTCAATAAGATGCACCGCCACGCCGGAATAACCCGGCCCGCCGACGCTGATAAGTTCAGGGGTATAGGGATAAACGGTCAGCTCGTCGCCGCTGTAGCTGGCAACGGCGACCGGCAGCGCGCCGTTCGCGTCCAGATTGATGGACAGGCCGATAAGGTGACGGCTGATTGGCTTCGCGTCGGCTATCAGGCGCTCCAGCTCGTTATACATTTCCTCCGTAATGCCGGTATCCAGTACGCCCACGTCCAGCCGGAACGTGCCTGGCGCTTCGTTGGTTTTCCACCACTCAATTATCTTGATGAGATAGCCCAGCGGCTCAACGACGCGGCGGATAGCACCTATCGTGCCCTTGTGTCGGTGCACGTACTGCGAGGCGGCAACAACGGCGCGCTTTGTTGATTCAGGCCAGGCTGAATCCCAGCGGTCAACTGACCACGCCCACGCCAGATAGGGCAGAAGCTCTACCGGGCAAGTGTACGGATTCCATAACTGGCGCAGCGGCACGCTCATCGCGCCGGGGCTTGCCAGCGCCTCGGCGGCAGCAATCTCAAGCGCTGACGAGCCGGTCGGCAGCAGGCGGTCACTCATCCGAGCCTCCCACGGTCAGCGCGTATCCCGTGCAGTAAGCGGCCTGCGTCTTGTCGAGCACCACGTCAGCAGAAGGCTTGATAAGGTTGACGCGCTGCACGCCCTCAACGTGCATGGCGGCATACAGCGCAGACAGGCGAATGTCTCGGCCGAGGCGCTTCTGCGCGGTAACGTAGGCGGCGAGCTTTGCCTCAGAGGCGGCGCGGATCGGCTCCGCTTCCGGCCCCGGATAGAGGTACAGCTCTGCCACGATTTCATAATTCACAATGTGCGCTGACTGCACCGTCACCCGGTCAGCAACCGGGCGCACGTCTTCGTCATTGAGCGCAGCGCTAACCACGGCCAGCAGCTCATCACTCGCCACGCCGCTGCCCTCACGCGCGAGCACAGTCACGGTAACAACGGCGGGCGACGGGCTGATGGCCGATGCATCGGCTACGCGGCCGTCAGCACTTTTGGCATGGTACTCATACGCGCCGGTTGGCCCGGCCACGCTCAGCCCTTCAAAGGCGGAGGCGATGCGCAGCCGGAAATCGTCGTTACTTTCCATCACTGCTGGGGTTGGCGGAATGGTTGTATCGTCGGCCGGGGTAATGGTCAGGCGGGTTACGCCATTGTTAACGCCGAGCTGGTCAAGGTCGCCATCCAGTGAATACGCCACCATTACCGCCTTTGCCGCCTCATTGATGCGCTGGCGCAGGATCAGCTCACGATAAGCATTTTCCTGCAGCAGCTTAACGATGGGTTCTGACTCCAGCGTCAGCGTGCGGGCGACGGCGTCCTGCTGGTCAGCAGGGTAAAGAGAAATCAGCGTTGCTTTTCGCTCGGCCAGCAGGGTTTCATAGTCCAGCGACTCCACCACATCGGGCGCGGGCAACTGGCTCAGGTCGATAGTTGCCATAGTCTCAGCTCACAGGAACAGTTAAGGAAAAAGGCTGCGCGTTGTCGGTGCGGTTGCCGGACAGCTCAACCACC